ACTTTTGGTACAAACGGTTCAGGTGCTACATCTAGCGTTGCTACAACAACTGCAACTGGTTTCTTGACTTCTGGTTGGGCATCAAGCTCTACTATTAGCATTACTGGTGCTGGTGGTGCAGCTACAAACTTAAATGCTGGTGACGTTATTCAAATCGCTGGTGTTTATGCAGTTAACCCACAAAACCGTCAGGCTTATGGTTCTAACAAGCTCCGTAACTTTGTTGTTAAATCTGCTGTTTCTATTTCTTCTGGCTCTACTGTTTCTGTAACTGTATCTCCTGCTGTTATTACAGCTGGTCAGTTCCAAAACGTATCTATTCCAAGCCCAGTTGCCTCAGCTGCAGTAACACAATTTAACAGCACAGGTGCAGTTTCTCCACAGAACATTATCATGCACCGCAATGCTTTTTGCCTTGCCGTGGCTGACCTTGAGCTGCCAGAAGGAGTCCATTTCGCTGGCAGGGCTTCTGATAAAGAAATCGGCTTGTCAATGCGTGTTGTTCGTCAATACACCATCAACAACGACAGTATTCCTACTCGTTTAGATGTACTGTACGGATGGGCTCCACTTTATCCTGAACTCGCTTGCCGTGTTGCAGCTTAATTTAGAAAGGAACTAATATGTCTAATCCAGGACCAGCAAGTACCACCACGATACACCCACAAGGCGTTACTTCTAACCAAGCTATCCGCTTGCTAACAGTAGCAACAGGTGTAAACATTAATGCTTCAGGCGATACTGTTATGCCTATCATTAACTCTAACAACTACTCTGTATATCAGGTAATCGTTACTAACGCTTCAGTTAGCTTAACTACTGCTACTGCTGCTGTTTACACAGCTCCAGCAAAGCAAGGTACAGCTATTGTTGCCGCAGCTACTGCATTATCAGGTAACACAGGTTCTACAGTTGTAAACCCACTTACTGTTGCATCAACAAACACATTAAGTGGTCAAAACTTGTACTTCAACGTAGCGACTCCACAAGGTGCAGCTGCTACTGCTGACGTATATATTTACGGTTACGATTTCAGCACTTATTCGTAATTAGTTTTAATTAAAAGCCCCCTCTAAAAAAGGGGGTTTTTTTTATTTATTGTTGTATAATTAAACAACCAATTCTGGTTTTCTTTGCAAAGGAAAAATTATGTCTAGCACTACCGTTACTCGTGGAAATGCTCACGAAACTTTCTATATTGCTCCAACTTTGGACAACACATCTAATTCTTTAGCAGCAAACACAACTACTGCTGTTTCTTATACCGTGCCTGGTCTACAAACAACTGATATTGTTAGCGTTATTGGTTACAATGGTTCACAAACTGCTGGTGTAGTGATTGCTGAAGCTGATTGTTTAACTGCAAACACATTAACAATCCAATTTGGTAACTTAACAGGCACAGCAACATTAAAGCCTGCTTCTGGTGTTTATTCCATTCAGGTTGTTCGTTTAGAAGGCCCAGCTCCTGTAAACGCTGCGTAAGGATAAATTATGGCAAACGTATCAGCTTATCGTTTTGTTGGCCCAACTACTGCAATTTCAATTTCAGGAACTGCCTCTACATCTGTAACTATTACCCCTAACGGTAATGATCAGATGAATTTCTGTGGATTCTTAAATACAGGTGCTAATCCTATTGCTATTACGATTGCACCTGCAATACCTAGTACGACTACTACTGCTGCGGCTGCTGTATTGCCGACTGGTGGTAATACAAGTCAGAGCTTTGTATTGGGTGTAGCAATGAGTCAGCCTACAGTTATTGCAGTTCCACCAAGTTTTGCAATTACAGCAATTGGAACAAGTGGCACACTTTATGTGTTGCCAATGGTTGATCAAAACTAAGGAGTAGTTTATGGCTGATCCAGCCAAGACGGTAGATCAAAATCTACTGCCTGTTCAAGCGTATTTTAACTTGGATGGCAGTTTTAACACATTTATTGGTCAAGGTCAGCCCTTTTACGCTACTGCTAACCCTGTTCAATCAGGGCTTACTATTACAAATAGCACGATTGATAGCACGACTATTGGTGCTACAACGCCATCTACTGGCGTATTTACTAATATATCTACGACTACAGGCTCAATTAGCACTACACCATCAAGTGCTACAGATATAGCTAATAAGTTTTATGTTGATACTGTTGCACAAGGGTTAGGGCCTAAAGCTGCTTGTCAAGTTGCAACTACCGCAAATATTACATTAAGTGGATTGCAGACAATTGATGGTTATACAACAATCGCTGGCGACAGAGTATTGGTTAAAAACCAGTCATCAAGTCAATTTAACGGTATTTATGTAGCATCTGTATCTACTTGGATACGTTCTACTGATATGGATGTGTGGTCAGAAGTGCCAGGTGCATATACAGTTATTTTAAATGGTGGGCAAGCTGACACAGGTTGGGTTTGTACTGCGACACAATCAGGCACAATTAATGTTACAGCAATGCCTTGGGTACAGTTCTCAGGTGCAAACACCTATTATGCTGGCACAGGACTGTCGCTTTCTAGCAACACTTTTAGTATTAGTAACACAGGCGTTACATCAGGTTCTTATGGTTCTGCAAGTAACACACTAAGTGCTACAGTTAATGCACAAGGTCAATTATCTGCGTTATCTGCTCAAGCAATTTCTATTGCGCCTAGTCAAATTAATGCCACAATTCCTAATTCTGGGCTAACAAATAGCTCGATTACAATAAATGGCACGAATATTGCATTAGGTGGTAGCGCAACGATTACGGCTAATACTCCTAATGCTTTAACAATAGGTACAGGTTTATCTGGCACAAGTTTTAACGGCTCTGCACCAGTTACCATTGCAATTGATTCTACTGTTATTACATTGACAGGAACGCAGACCTTAACTAATAAAACGCTGACAAGTCCTGTAATTAGCACAATTAGCAATACAGGCACATTAACATTACCAACAAGCACAGATACATTGGTTGGTCGTACAACTACAGACACATTAACAAATAAGTCTATATCTGGCTCAACGAATACGCTAACAAACATTGGTAACGGTTCGTTGACTAACTCAAGTATTACGATTGGCTCTACTTCTATCAGTTTAGGTTCGACTGCATCCACGTTGACAAGCGTAACGATGGCAACACCAACCATATCAAGTTACGAAACTTATACTGCTGTTTCTGCCCCTTCTTACAATGCAGGCCGTTTATGGTACGACAGCACACAAAATGCTTTAGCGTATTACAACGATGTAACAAACAATACGTTACACATTGGCGAAGAAATCCAATTAAAGGTATATAACAACACAGGCTCGCAAATTAATGTAGGTCAGCCTGTTTATGTGACATCAACCAGTAGTGGGTACACTTATCCTAACGTAGCTCTAGCGATTGCAAACAGTTTAACAACAGGCAATGTGATTGGTTTAGCAAATCAAAACATTCCTAATGGCACAGCAGGGTATGTAACAACAATTGGCCTAGTTCAAGGTGTTAATACAGGTAGTTATACAGTAGGCGATACGCTTTATTTGTCACCTTATTCTGCTGGTTATTATCAAAATACCATTCCACCAACAGGATATGCGATTAAATTAGGTACGGTTGCTTATGTTAATTCAAGTAACGGTGCAATTTACGTTAATAAGAGCATTTTAACGGTACAGGCTGGCAATATTAACGGTCAGGTATCATTATCAAACGGTGGCACAGGAGCTAATTTAACGGCATCTGCTGGCTCTGTTGTGTATTCTACGGCAAGCGCATTAGCGTTATCAGCAGTAGGCTCTACAGGGCAAGTATTAACGTCTAACGGCACATCTGCACCGACTTGGTCAAATAACGCAGCAACAGTTAGTGTTACAGACGATACATCGAGCAATACAACAGAATATATTACGTTTGCACGACAGACAACTAGCACGATTAATACGCTGTATACAGCTAGTACACAAGTTAAATTTAATCCAAGCACAGGTATATTCCAAGCGCCTATATTTAGTGGATCAGGCGCAAACTTAACATCTATTCCTAACGGTGCTTTAACTAACTCAACCATTTCAGGAATATCGCTTGGTTCTAATCTTGCAGCTTTAACCATTGGAACAGGCTTATCTGGAACATCCTATAACGGCTCAACAGGTACAACAATAGCGTTGGCGAATACTGCAGTTACAGCAGGTTCATATACTAATACCAATATTACAGTTGATGCACAAGGTAGAATAACGGCAGCGTCTAATGGCACAAGTGGTGCAACAATAACACCTACTACAAGTAATGCAACATATTACATTGTAGGTACAACATCAACGTCCGGTTCGTTATCTACAGCTTATATTTCAAATACGAATAGCGTTAATTACAACGCAAATACAGGCGATACAACATCCCCACAATTAGTTGCAAGCAATGGACTTTACATAAATTCTAATGCTATTGCTACAAGTTATACAATAGGAACTGGCTATAATGCTGTATCTGCTGGCCCAATAACAGTAAATTCTGGTGTAACCGTAACAGTAGCAACTAACTCATCTTGGAGTGTCGTATGAGTCTTATTCTTGATGGAACTAATGGTATTACATCACCTACACCTTTGGCAGTAACAAGTGGTGGAACAGGCGTTACAACAAGTACAGGCACAGGATCAACGGTTTTTTCAACAAATCCTGTATTTTCAAATAGTATTAGCACACCAAATACTTTTGGATTTAAAAACAGATTTATAAACGGCAAGTTTCAAATAGCTCAACGTGGGACAAGTGGTACGGCAGGTAATGGATTGCCAACAACAACTGCGACTTATCCATCAGTAGATAGATGGTTTGCTTATTACACAGGCGCAGCCGTTACTGTTGCTCAAGTTGCAGGTTCAGGAAATAACAAAAATTTAATTCAAGCTACAGGTGCAGCAAGTGTAACTGCAATTGGTATTGGACAAAGAATTGAGGCAGTTAATTGTTATGATTTAGCAGGGCAAACTGTAACCTTATCTGCTAGTATTGCAAATTCACTTTTAACTACGGTGACTTGGACTGCATATTACGCAGGTTCTACAGATGTATGGACAAGTTCTACGCAAATTGCAACAGGTACATTTACAGTAAGTTCTACATTAACTACTTATTCAACACAAATTTCTATTCCTAGTGCTGCAACAACAGGATTACAAATCATATTTAGCGTTGGAGCGCAAACAAGTGGGACATTCCAAATTGGTAATGCTCAATTAGAATTAGGTTCTATTGCAACACCATTTGACCAAAGAAGTTATGGAACTGAATTGCAATTATGCCAAAGATATTGTTATGTCAATATACCAAACGCAACTGGATCAAATAATACTTTTTTAGCTCAAGGATTTTTTTCTTCTTCAACAGCTGCTTTAATTGGATTTCCTTTATCGGTTAATTTAAGAGTAGTTCCAGTTTTTACTTATACTGCAAGTGTTGGAAATTTTTATGTATTTAATGCAAGTGGTTCTTATAGTGCTTTAACATCATTATCAATAAATTCTGTTTCTGGTTCTCAATTTATATTATTAAGTGTTGGATTTGCATCAGGTGGAACTCTTGGTCAAAGTTGTTTTATTTTAAGTGACAATACTAAAACAGCTTTTCTTATTTTCTCAGCGGAGTTATAAATGAGTGTAAATATTTCAGGTTCTAATGGCGTATTACGCAGTTTAGATTATCAAACTCCTGCTACATTATTTACTTATACAATTATTGCTAATTCGCAAGGTGTTATATTAAATCCATCAGGAACTTTAGCGGTTGGCACAGTTACTATGCCAGCAAGCCCTTCTGACGGTATGACAATTACAATAGCGACTACGCAGACAATTACATCGCTAACTTTACTTGGAAATACAGGGCAAACGGTGTCAAATGCCATAACAACGCTATCTGCTGGCACGGCAGTCTCTTATTATTACCGTTTATCTAATACAACTTGGTACAGGGTAGGTTAATGTTTGATTGGAAAATAACTAAAATTTCTACAGAAAAGGATGCAATTGTTCACGCACATTATGTGTGTAAGTTGATTAATGATCCGTATGAGGTTGCAACAGAAGGAAACTGGTATTTTTCAGATAAAATTATTAAAAAGCCATTAGAAGAAATAAAAGAGCAAGACATTGCAGATTGGATAGAAAAAGAATCTATGCAAAATGGCGTAAGT